TTTTGTTGTTGACACTGCTTGATATAGTTGAGCATCATCATTTTCTATAGTATATAATCATTCATTATGAAAAGCACCTAGACACATAGCTTGTGAAATGAACGCAAAGGCTGGACAATTTTGAAATTCGTCATGATGGTATTATGACAGTGCTTATGGTCATTCTAGTAAGAGATCGGCAAATACCACTCAACTTTGAAGAGCTTATGATGACGGTACGGATTACTATTGATTAACTGTAACGGCAACAACTACTACTACATTTACTGTATTATATACAGAGTCTTGAAGTTATAATACTGCAATAGAATATAATACAGCTTTTAAATTATCTTAATAAATACACACTATGGCAATTAATCCATTAACATGAAAAGATGAGGATTTAACTTCTGTGGGTAGTTGACCTTCTCCAGTGTTTAAAAATTCACAATGAGATCTAACAACATGACTAACTCCTTTAAATGGGACTCAAAATCCAGTAACTGATTTACCAACTCCAACTCTTGCTAGGCCAAATCCAACTACTGCAACTCCGGCTAGTATGTTTGTTACTAAATGAGCGACTGACGTAGCAAATAATCAATGAGAAACTCCAGATTTATGATGAGCGGATACAACCTGAGAAAAAGACTTGAGAGTTACTAAAATATGAGAAGTATTGAGTGATGAAGAAAAAAGGTCAATTATAGATGCAGAAAGGGATAAAATTAGAAACTTAGAAGGTGTAAATTTTGAAGAAAGGAATAAAATGTTTCAAAAACTTAATTCAGATATATCGAGTGGTTCTGTTTTTGGGGGAGAAACTCAATTAGAATGACAAAGACAACAAGCTGAATCAGATAGAGAAAGCATTGCTACACAAACATCGGAGGCAATAGCTTCTGCAGAGGATATTTTTAAACAGGAACTGGAAATAGAAACTGCAAGAATTCAAGAACAATGACAGTCAGTAATGGATACCACTCAAAGACTTAATTCATTAAGATGAGGGGGGAGAAGTTCTGCAAATGAAGAGACTATTAATAAACAACAATCATCAATCAACGAATTAATATCAGTGGCTCAACAAAACTCCGATTTGAAATTGCAACAAAGGAAAATGGAAATAGAGGGGGCAAGTTCCGAAGCAATGGCATCTATAAACAATGCTTTAGCTAGTAACGAGTCTCTATTAAACGAAAGAGTAGCAGAAGCACAAGCAGTTCAGTTAGAATTAAATGACACGATAGGGGCGGATTTTGCACAGTCTATGGATTCATCATTATGATTATTACAGGCAGCATGAGAAGATATAACGGGAATAGATCAATCTAAGTCAGAAAAACTTGGTTACTTTGTTAATCAAGATTGATCTATTTACTTAAACAAAGCCCAAAACCCCGTAGAATTTAAAACAACTACATGAACTGGAGTATTCTCTCCTGCTGAAATAGATAGTTTTGCAAATGGTATATCGTGAGGGTCACTAAAATTTAGTGACTTAAAGCTAGATAATAGAGATATAGCAAAAGTAATATCAGCAATGAATACTAAGCTAGATGACCAACCTTGATTATCTACTAATTCGTTAAAAGCTCAAAGAATACTTAAGGATGTATGACTTGGAACAGATGATGAATCAGTAAGAACTGTAACAAATTTATTAAAAGTTAATTCAGAATCAGAAGTAAGAGACATGATTGCAACGGATGAATTCAAAACAGCTTGATTCGTGGCAGGTAATCAAAAACTATTTGATGATCTTAGAAGTGATGCGGATTCTTTCAAGGCTATTGATAGAACATATAACGGAATGAACGATATATGGGCAGATTTTAAAGATAGACCTGCAGAAAGTAGGGCAGCAATGGAGCAAGCTTTGATTATTATGTTTAATAAAATGCTAGATCCTGGTTCTGTAGTAAGAGAGTGAGAATTTGATAGAACATCACAAGGGCAATCAGTTATCAATCAAGCAGAAGGGTGGTTACAAAAACTTAATTCAGGTGGTGCGGGTATCAAAAACGAAGCATTTGAAGATATTGTTAATATTGCTGGTGTACTTCATGAAGCATCAAAAGACACGGTTTCAGATTTAAAAACTTCTTACAAGTCATTTGCATGAGATTTATGAGCGGATGAAGCCTTTGTAGATAAATTCTTTGAACAAGGGTTTGATTTAGGTGTTAAATTAGAGGATGCGGACAATTCAGCTTTATGAGATATATTTGGAACTACTAATTCTTGAAGTTCTTTCAAAACATCGTCAGGATTTGAATTTAAAGAAGATTTTAATACACCAGAATCAACTGGTTGAACAAATGATTCGCAAAGTTTTATCAAATCAGAAGAGGGATTCAGAAGTGAAGCTTATTTAGATTCTGCGGGAGTTCCTACGATAGGATACTGAGCTACTAAAATTGATGGACAACCTGTAAAAATGGGGGATTCTATTACAAAAGCAAGAGCGGAAGAGATATTCCAAGCAGATATAGATAGACATAGTAATTTTAAAAATAAAGTTACAGCTAGCTTGACTCCAAGTCAACAAACAGCTTTATCAAGTTTTGAATTTAACCTATGACCTAATATCTGGGATGGGCAATGAAAGGAAATAATTAATCTTGTAAATAATTGAAATCTAAAAGAAGCAGCTGCTTTAATGGAGAAATTTAATAAAGCGAGAGACCCTGAAACTTGAGAGTTAAGAGTATTAAGAGGGTTAACTAATAGAAGGAAAAAAGAAGCTAGATTATTACTTAATATGAGTTAAAATGGCATTATCAGAACAAGATCTAGATTTAGCTAGAAGAGTAAAAGAACAAGGAGGGTCACAAGATGACTTCCTTGAAATTCTTGAACAAAAAAGAAAGCAAGATAAAAAATTATCAAGACAGGAGTCAAGGACATGACTAACCACTGAGCCTGAACAATTTTGACCACAGCAACAAGAGTTAAAAGCTCCTTTGGTTTGACCTTCTGTATTGGATACTATTAGAGGTGAATCTAATAGACTTCAAGATACTGCAGAATCAGATAATGTAAGATGAATGACTGAGTTCCCAGATATTCTTTGATGAATAAAAGATAAAACAGGGTTTTCACTTCCGTCTACTCTAGCTTCTTGAACGGAGGATCTTATATCTAAACCATTAACAAAGTTTTCAAAAAGTTCTGAAGAGGCTGCTGAATCATTTACAACAAAGGCATCTTGAAAAGAATGATTAAAAGAAGCATCAAAAAAGATAGCAAAGAATATTATACCATCATTATGAAAACAATGAGCTGGTATTATTGGTTCTTTTGCAAATCCTATAGAAACAACTGAATGAATATTAAACCTTGGACAGTGAATATCAGATAAGATAGTATTTAATATTCTTGATACTTTTTCATCGCCTTTTGGTAAAGAAATGAAAACAGAATCTGGACAAACAAAGATGTTGGACGCTATTTGAAGAAAAATCAAACAGGATTACGGTACTCCTAAGAAGGTAAAAAAAGAATTAATAGAAAACCCCGCTCTCTTGTTAGAAATATGAGTCAGCGCTATTAAAAAACTTTGAAGGTCTAAATTAACAAAGCAAGATCTGAAAAAAATAGATGAATTGGAAGAACAGGTTGTTGCAAATATAGAGGAATCTATAAACCCTACAACAAAAGTAACAAAACAACAAACATCCGAAATAACTCCATGAATAAAAGAAAGACTACAATCATGAGAATTAACTCCATCTGATAGGAAAACAATGAAATTACAAGTAGACAATGAAGTACAAAGGATTTGATCAGATATAGGAGATTTCATAAAAGAATGAAAGGTTAAATGAGAAATAAACCTTGGTTGAATGGTTGATGTATTAGTAAAAGAAGACTCGAAAATAAGGTTAGATTGAGTTATAATTCCTTGAAACGAAACAAAGTCGAAATTTATAAATACCCAATTAGAATTTCTCGCAAGTTTGGAAAAGAAGTTTGGGAAAAACCTACCCACATCGTTTCAAAATGAACTGAGACAAAAATTTGATGTCGTTTTTGATAAAACAATAACAAGAGATAAGATAACTAAATTTCAAGATGAATTACAAGTAAGTTTAGCAGATAGCTTAAGAGCGGAACTTGCTAAAAATAACCCAGATCTAGATAAAATGAACCAAAACTACCATTTTTATAAAGGATTTCAAAATGTTCTTGATGAAACAATAGAAAGAAAAATAGGGCAAGACCCTTTGGGTTTATTATGAACTATCCAAACGGGTGTATGATCTGGTATATGAGCAACAATATGAACCGGTGTTGGTTGACCTGTATGATGAACAATTGGGGCAATTACTTGATGAGCTATTTGATCAAAATTAACAAGAGTATTAAAAAGTCCCAAATATAAATTAGCATCCGCTAAGCAAAAAGCAGATATGGCAGACGCAATAGCTAATTGAGATGTAGGTAAACTTGAAAAAATACTAGATTCTATTATAATAGGACAAGGAATATCTGAATTAACAGATGAATAGTAATATTTAATAAATTTGAAATTATGATTATCGATGATATGATAAATGTTTATTTAATAGGATTAATTGTATTTTTATTGTTAATATAATAATATAAAGCTATGGGCATCAAACAAGCAGCTATAAAAGAGAGGGCAATCAGAGAATTAGAGAAAAGGCATAAAGATAAAAGAGACGACTTACTAGAGTTAATGAAATATGTATATGCTAATGAGAATCCTAAAGGGATTAAAGAATTATTAGTAGATGACTATATGTATATACTATCAGATGCTCTAATGAGTGTTTTAGAAAAAAAAATAAATAGACTCATTATCAATATACCCCCGTGACACACTAAAACAGAGTTTGTAAGTAAATACTTACCTCTTTTTGCGTTATGAAATAATCCCCATATGCAAATAATAACTACTGGTTATTCAACTAAATTAACTCAATGATTTTCCCAAGAAGCTAAGGAAATTTATGAGTCTAATTCATATAAAATAGTTTTTCCAAGAAGGCCTAAATTATCACAAACACAGAATACTAAAGAACACTGGCAGACAGAATTATGAGGATGATATTATTCAACTGGTTGTTGAGGTACTATCACAGGTAAAAGAACAAAACTGTTTATTATTGATGATCCTATTAAGCCAGATGAGGCTGCTAATTCTGAAATAGTAAGAACTTGAATAAACAACTGGTATGAAAATACTGTAATATCAAGACTATTTAATCCTATTGAGGATTCTATAATCATAATCATGCAAAGAACTCATCAGGATGATCTCTGTGGACATTTAATAGATAAGATGGAACAATGATATTGAGAAAAATTTAAAGTAATTAGTTTACCCGCTATTGCAGAGGATGACGAAGATTTTGAGACAAGATACGGTACAATAGTTAGAAAAGAGTGAGATCCTCTTGCTCCAAAGAGATTTTGACCAGAAGCATTAAAAATGATTAGGGACTCCGTATGAAATGTAAATTTTTCGTGTCAATATCAGCAAAATCCTATTGCTAAGGAATCCCAAGAATTTCATGAGGAATGGTTTTTATATGAAGAAACGATGCCCGCATGAGCGAGAATATTTACAACTGTTGACCCCGCCTTTACTAAAAATAAGCATTCCGATGATAGTGCAATTGTAACATGAGCATTTAATTGAGATAAAGTATATATTCTTGAATATACGGCTTGAAAGTTTGATGTATGAGAATTACAAGAAAAAATGATATATCATATTAATAAGTGGAATCCTGAGAAAATAGGAATAGAAGCCTTTGCCGCACAAGTAACTATTGCATATTGATTAAGGGCTGAATTAGGTCGAAGAGGGATATATTGTCCTATTGAAGAGATCAGACAAATAGGAGATAAAGAATCAAAAATAAGGCGACTATTGCCTTTGTATAGAAAATGATTAATATACCATAGAAGAGACATGAATTTACTAGAAAAGCAATTGAGAGAGTTTCCTAGGGGTAAGCATGATGATGTAATCGATGCAGTTCAAATGTTATATAATATGTACGAACTTCATCCAAATACAAACAGCACCCATCAAATACCAACTATTAATTACGATAGCAATGGGCGACCCGTTTTTAATAAATAAATAAAACTTATGTCAGAAATAATAAAAGAAGAACAATTGGACGTTGCTGTGTATATTAAGGAGACTTTTGATAACTATAAAGAATTAAACCAAGAAAGAAGAGGTGTTTTATATGAAATATATAAAGAGTATAGAAGTTTTACACAAGAAAAGGTGGCAGACTGGTCTAGTACTTTTAAGGTGAATAAAGCTCATGAAATAGTAAATAAACTTTTACCAAGAATTATAGCTAAAAATCCAAGATGGCTAGTAACTCTAAGAACTGACGAGTTTAGAGATGAAGATAAATTACTTACTGGAGAAGAAAAAATAGCGAGACAAAAAAAATTATCAGAAGCCGCAATAGTGGTTCAGGATTACTTAACTTATATATTTGATAGATATAATTTAAAAGAACCTGTAAGATTATGGGCTAAAAATATGCTTATATATGGTAATTCTTATGCAAAAGTAAAATTCAAATTCGAGACTGCTAGAGTAAGAGATGATAATTGAGTAATAGAAGAAAAGGTTATTGGAGAGTATCCAACTATTGATGCAAAGAGTTGGACAGATATATATGTAGACCCTAGATATGTATTATTGGAGGATGCTCCCGCTATTATAGAAGTAATTCATAATGTCAGGCTAGCAGACTTAAAAAGGAAAAAAGATAAATATATAAATTTAGATAAAATTGAAGATCTACCAAGTGCAACTGATTTTGATGAGGATGAGGACGGTAGTAAGTCAAGAATATATGAAGTTACTGGAATCCCTACATGAGATATCACTGGCTGAGTTGATAAGGATAGTTTAACAATGAGAACTTTTTATGGTAAATATTCTTTAGAATGAGATGATGAAAAATTATATAGAGTGTCTACAGTTAATGATATGATTGTTATAGAGTTTGAAGAAATTACTTGCATCCCTTTTGAAGACATTAAAGCTTTTGATGATACTGAAACAAATAATGCAGTGTGAGTAGTAGAACCAATAATGAGTTTACAAAGAGAGCTTAACTTTAAAAAGAATTCTGCTAGTGAGTATATCAATCAATCATTGAATAGGAGTTTTATTTGGAGTCCTAACTCAGGAATAAGTCCAGCAGATTTAATATCAAGACCAAATAATATTGTAGCGACTACTAAAGATGCTATAACTGCACAAAATAATCTTATAGAAATGCCGCATAGAGAGATTAACTCTAGTTATTTCCAAGAACAAAATGATATTGAAAGACAAATTCAAGCTCAAACATTTACTGTTGATACTACAGCAAATAAATCAAATCAAGCTCTTACTAATTCTGCAACTGGTGCGAAAATTAAATTCTTTGAATCAAATACAGTAATAGATGAATTAAGAAAACACTTTGAGGAGGGTTTAGAAAGGTTGTCATATAAATTACTTGAAGCTACATTTGAAAACATGGACGATAATATTGCTATTAAGAAGCTAGGAGATGAGGGTTACTGGGAGATTAATAAAGAATTATTAAGAGATGCTTTTTCTAGATACTCTATTAAAATTGAGGTTAATTCAAGTTCTTATGATGATGTAGAATCAAGAAGAGGGGACGCAATCGGGTTCTTTAATACTCTAGTATTAGGAGCACAAGCATGAGTTCCAGTAAATTTTGAAGAGTGAATGAGAGATGTCATCAACACATTCGAGAAAAAAGACCCAGACAGATTCATAAAAACAACTGAACAAGTGGAAACTGACCAAGCTAAACAAGCTAAACAATTAGAACAAGATGAACAAGCTGTAAATCCATCTGCTGCTCTTACGGAACAGGTTGCAAAAGGGTGAATCACTACTGGAGTTTAATTTTACATTTATCATTAAATATATACTATGGGTATGGTAGATTATGAGCTAGAAAGATGAGACGTAAAGCCAATAAACACTTTCGCTCAAAATATGTATAATAAGCAGTTAAAATCTATAACAAATATAGCACATACTGATGGTTACAAAGAAATAAAAAGATACTGGACATCTATTAAAGAGTCAGCGGAGACAGACTTAAAGACTGTTACAGCTGAAAATCTTCCAACTATACAAATGAAATGTAATATAGCGGATCAATTCATTCATTTCCTTGATAACCTTGAAAGTGCCGTTGAGATATCTCAAAAAAGCAAATAAGCAAACTTTATTGGTTGCTTCCTGCGGTGACCTCCCATAGCTACCGTAGGAAGGAGCCAACAAGCTTCGTTTATAAAATAACCATATACATATGGAGTCAAACGACCAAGATATTATTCAGTCAAATAATGACCAACCAAATGAGGTTACCCGTGATGAAGCTAAAATGCAATCACAAACATTCGATGTTAACGGACAACAACTCAGTGGAGATAAATTGCTTGAAAACTATAAAAAGCTTCAAGGCGAATTTACCAAATCAAGACAAGAGCTGTCTGAAAACAAAAAAAATAGTGAGTTATCTCCAGAGGATAAAGCTGCAATTGATTTTATTAAAAATAATTGATTTGTAACTAAAGAAGATTTGGAGGGTATGTCGAAAAGACAAACCCAAGAATCTAATCTAAAGGATATAATCGCGTCAAATCCTGACTTAAGACAATACGAAACCGCTATAAGAGAAATATGAAAAGGAGGAGAGTTAGCGTATGAGGATATTATCCAAAAATACGGGTTTAAGTCAGGGGATAAACTGTCAAAAGCTAGGTCTCAATGAGACATTAAGTGAACGCCAGAAAAGAAAACTCCATCTATCGCTGATATGACATCTACTGAGTATGCTGAATATAAGCAAAAAATGGGGTGGTCAGAAAACAGAGGTTCATTTAGTTAAATATAAAGCTATGGGAACAACTTTAAATTAATAATAAACAACCTATGGCAAATGCTTTTACTGCCGATTTCGCTGAAATCTGGGCAAAAGAACAACAAGAAGTATTCTACAAAGAAAATGTTGCAATGAAAATTGCTGATGTTTCATTCAAAGGGCAAATGTCTTTTGGAGATACTTTAAACAGACCTTACAGAAGTGCTAACAATGTTCAAACTTATACTAGAGGTACGGCAATTACTATTGATGATAAAACTGATACACAAGAAACATTATCAGTGAATAAACAATTTGCAACAGGTTTTTATATGGATGATTTTGATAAAATTCAATCTTCATATAACCTTATTGCTAACTACGCTAAAGATGATGGTGTTTACTTATCTAATCAAGTTGATTCTGATGTACTAGGGGAATACTCTAATGCTGCTTCAACTGTAGATGACGGATCAATTGGAGGTACTGCTGGTAATGGTATTACGCTTTCTACTTCAAACGTACTTAAAACGGTTTCTGCTTCTAAAAAAGCTCTAGCTAAACAAAATATTGCTATCACTGACCTATTCGGTGTTATCTCTCCTGAATTTGAAGATATTCTTGTTCAATACGGTGCGGGTAGAGATACAGTAATGGGTGATGGTTTTAATAAAGACGGTGCAATTATGGATTTTTATGGTTTCAGATTATATAGATCTAACCAAACTTCTGGTTCAGCTGTATTATCTTTAGCTACTCAGCCAACTGCTGATGATACAGTTGTAATTGAAGGTGTTACTTTCACTTTCGTTGCTAGTCCTTCTGCTGCTGGAGATATTGATATTGGTGCTAGTGTTGATGCTACAAGAATAAATCTTGAAACATTAATTAACGCGCCAACTGTTACTACTGCTGGTGGTGTTGCATTATCTACAAACGATGCTAGAGCATTTGCTAATGCTTCTGCTACAGACTCTCCATCTGGAGATACTCTTACTGTTACATTTAAAGGTGCTGGAACTCTAGAAGTTTCTGAAACTTTAACTGACGGTACTGATGCTTGGACAGCTGCTTTAGAAAAACAACATAACTTATTTGGTAGAAAAGGTGGTATTACTCTTGTAATGCAATCAGATGCTAGACCACAAGTTAAACAAGTTCCTGATAAACTCGGTGTAAATGTTCTTAACGGTGTATTATACGGTGTTAAAACGTTTGTTGATGGTTCAAAAGAAACTGTTAATGTTGAAATTGCAAGCTCTGCTTTCTAATAGTAGATTTATAGGGAAACTCTTCGGAGTTCCTTATTAAGTTTATTATTATAACTATAATACATGAGTAATTTACAATATACATCTAGGCAAATAAGAGATGCTGCAATATTAACTACTAGTTATGTATCAGCAGATATTTTATGATTAGACGATAATAATACAGCACAAACATTAAACCAAAGTGTTCTATTTATTGATCTTACAATTTGAAGTTTAACATCAATGGAACTAAAAATAGAATATTCTGATGATAGTATAAACTATTATCAACAATCTTTTATCGATATTAGTTGAGGCACAGCCACAGTAAATGCAGGGGAATATACTTTTACTGCTAGTGGAACATATGAAATATCAAACCCATTTAAAGCAAAATATTTGAAAGCTAGTGTTATAGGTACTTGAACTGTGACAGGTTCTAGTTGTGCTATTAAAGGTATTATAGGTATGGCATAACTAAAAATATATATGAGTATTCAAGAAAGAAATAGATACAAAAAGGAGATAGATATTTTAATAGATAGACTCCATATACTTCAAGAACAAGAAAAAGCATATAATGACCTATCAAAAGATATAGAAACACGAAAAAAAGAGATTCTAACACTTAAAAAAACAAAAGAGGACACAGATATCCTTATTAAGTCTAAACTCTCTGTAATCGACTGATTATATATAAAAAATAAACAAATAATAGATGAAGGTGCTATAATAGAAAAAGAATCTAAAAAACTAAAAAATATAACAGATAAAGAAAGGGATGATTATATTTCTCAAAGAGAGATATATAATAACTTCTTAGATAAAATAAATACGTCTATAGAAAAGTCTAAATTTAAAGAAAAAGAATTTAAACATAAAATGTTATTAGCACAGAAAGAACATGACAACGCAATAGATTTAATAAAACGTGATAAGTGGGATTTATTTGAAAATGTATTAAATAATGAGAAAGCACTTGACGAACAAAAAGAAAAATGACAAGGATTAAAAAAATTATATACTAAACTTAAGGAGGATTACAAAGAACTCGACAAAGAATATCAAGTATTACTAGAAAATTATATATTAAAAATTTAATTATGACTGGATGATATAGAAACCCAATACAAACAGCATCAGGTGGGGGAGGAAGTTCTTGAGATGTAGTATGACCATCTTCTGCTACAGACAATGCAATTGCTAGATATGACACTACTACAGGTAAGTTGCTTCAAAATTCAACAGTATTAGTAGATGATACTGGTAATATGACTGCCGTATGAAATATTACGTCGGTTGTTTGATGAATGACCATATCGACTGATACAAATGGTAATTTAACTTTAGACCCAGCATGAAGTGGTACAACTACTGTTAGAGCTGGTTCAGGTTGAGTAACTATAGATACAAATGCTTGAAACTCAGATATTAATATTACACCACATTGAACTGGTAGTGTAAATATAGAATCTCCAGTACTTAATACTGATATATATTGAACTGCGGTTTTAGACGAAGACAATATGATTTCGGACTCAGATACAAAAATTGCAACTCAACAATCCATTAAAGCATATGTTGATTCTTCAACTGGTGGAAGTCTAACAGACGGGTCAGTTGCATTTTCTAATTGAACAACTTTAGCTGAGGATAATGCTAATTTCTTTTTTGATGATACTAATAACAGACTAGGATTATGAACTAATACTCCAGCAGAAACATTATCATTAGTCTGAAATGCTTGTATTAACCATACTGCACTAGAAAATGACGACTACGCAGTAGAGATTGACTGTGATGCTGACGGTTTTTGAGATGTTAAGGCATTAGATATAAATTACATATCATGAGATATAGAAACCTGAGATCATGAGTGAGTAATTTTAGTGAATATAGATGAGTCAATTTCTACATGATGAGAAGTAGTCTGATTAGACGTATTAACGACATCAGAATGAAGTGCAAATGTTATATGACTAAAAACGGGGATTAATGTAGACCCTATATCTCAATTTTCAGGTAATTTTGAGGATGCTAATAGTATATTGAATAACGCCGTGGATGTATTAACTGCATTGTCTTGATGATGAGCGGGTAATATATCAATGTTTGTAGCAGATAACGACACTATTACAATTTGATTTGCTTCTAAATTTGAAGAAGTTGAGATAATAATAGATACATGAGCGAATCAAACTATTGGACCTACTTTTGAATTTAGTACATGAGTGGGAACTTGGACTAGCTTTTCCCCTATCGATTCAACAAACGGTTTTAGAAATACAGGAGAGTTAGCATGGAACGATTCAGATATACCAACTTGGGCAATTGGGACAGGTAGTGAGTTTTTAATTAGAATTACAAGGACAAGAGATAACTTAAATACAACACCTATTGTAGACCTAATACAAGTATCATCAGTAACGGTTTACTCATGGGATAAAGACGGTGTGATTAGTGCTATTGGTACGGGTATTACTTGAACTGCTGCATGACTTACTTCATGAACAGTTACTACAAATGCTAATTTAACAGGAGATGTAACATCTGTCTGAAATGCAACTACAATAGCTGCTTGAGCAGTAGATATTGCAATGTTAGCTAATGGAACAGACTGAGAACTTATAACTTGGGATGCTACATGAGTACCCGATACAGTTGCCGTTTGAACTGCTACACATGTATTGACTTCTAATTGAGTCGGGTTCGCTCCTACATTTCAAGCAGCAGGAGGAGGAGGAGGATTTGATTTAACTTTCCCTCATTGAATTGATAATATGGATACTATAGTAGCAGAGGAAGTAAATACTACTAGTGAATATACAGTGCCAACATGAAAAACTCTGTATATTATGACTTACAATGCTGTTACTAGTGTATCATCAAGCACATCTGCACTTACTATTGATACATTACGTGTAATACAGCAGCTGGAGTCGTTTGATAGTTTTATAAATTTTGCAAACCCATTAATGGCAGAAAGCGGAGCAGTAATATCAAATGGCGGTGATGCAAGTTTTGTTTCATTTACAGGTTTTTTAGTGGATAATAATACTAATATTACACCAATTGCGTCATCTACTTCCTATACAGTGCCAACATGAAAAAAATATATATTAACAAACTTTTATGATGAAGGTACTGGTAATACTGATTTCACTATGTGATGAAATACTTGAATCAGCTTATTATATCCAACTATATGAAGATATGGTATTGACAAATCAATGAATATGGTACACCAACCAATAATATTAGAAGCGTGAGACGTGGTAAATACAAATACAAACGTGTGTAATCATTTTTGATATTTAATACCTACAGATTTTAGTATATAAAAGAGTAATGCATGAAAAAATTAAAATTAGTAGAAATAAGGGGATATATTTACGTAGCATCTTACTGAGATAAATATGACCTTACAGATGAGGAATATGAAAAGATTGCAAGCGGGAAATACTTAACTTCTATTGTTTCGGGAGTCTTTGTTTTTCAGGATAATCCTGAATATTCTGTACGAGAAAAAGCAAATGAAATTGAGGAATTTAAACAAGCATATGAGTTAGTCTCGAATATTACATTTAAAATACAGATTTCAGAAGCAAATGAGAAAAACAATAATTGTACGTCTGACATGAAAGCACTTGCAGCATTACAAACCACTGACCTAGAAGAAAAACTACTAGCCGCTGAGACTATTAGAGATAGCCTTTTGACGGCGTGAGTTGCTAAATACACAGACGGAAGTGATGCAGAACGTCTCGCCCTTGTAAAAGAATTTAATAATGTTTTAATATAATGAGGTACGTAGAGTATTTAAGCAATAGTACCTATTCTAAAATAGGGATTTCACATAGTGTTATTGTACATAAAGGGAAGGTACTTAGTTATGAAATTTGATTAACTATTTGAAGAGGAAAATTTTATATATATGATTATGAGGAATGGTTACTTTCAGTCTCTAAAATAAAGAAAGTCCAAATATTGAATATAGATTTTGATATTGAAGAGTATGAGGGGGTGGAATATGAAGGGATTGTATGCTTTGAAGCTATACAGATTATTTTAAAAAACTTTGATTATCAAGATATGAATAGTATAAAAAAACGTACAACAAGAATAATTACTATATTCATAGCACTTGGAATTTATGGAATATTAATATTCCTTTTCTGATACTATGGGTTCAGTATGTCAGAAGATGATTATATAACTTATAAAGAAAGTATATGCCAACAGTAACAGAAAAATTACAAAAATTAAAGCTCACATCATATGAGTTTATGACAAATAGAGATATCAGATTTCTTGAAAAGCATTGAATAATAAACGGTATATGACCTGAAAGCTATTGAAAAATTGCCAGATGGTTTATGACTAGATTATTTTCAATGGTATGTTATAAAAGGCATGACGTGAACTTTTGGCAGCAAACGGGATTTCATAATGCAAATTGGGGATTGTTAAAATATAGTTTTATTTCGATAGCAAATAATTATAAAAAGATTTGTACGTTACAATGGTATAAAAAACTATATTTAGTACCTATATTCTATATTACTATACCTTTTAAAGTATGGATTATAGCACTTGCATATTCAGCAGTTGAAAGTCCCGCATGAAAAAGGGCATATGACCTATCAAAATAATATTTTGACTTTACTTACCAGAAAAGTAAAATAAAAAACATATACTCACGTAATTCTTAAAAAGATGATAGATGACTCAATTAAATTATTCATAGTAAAGGAACAAACAGAATCCAGACATAAACTATGAAATGAAATTTGAATTAAAATATCGTCTATAGATGAAAAAGTGGATAATATAAAAGGACAAGTGAGCACAAATGAGAAAACAATTATTGAGTTAAAAAATAAAGAAGAAAACTTAAACGAGTTTAGGAATAACTTTTCTAGAGAAGTAAAAGAGGAAATAAAATCGATTAAAGTAGAAATTGAATCAAATAAAAAGACTATATGGTATGCTGTGGGAGCAACCTCGTGAATTGCATCTGCAGTACCCTTTATATCAGAAATATTAAATAAATAATGAAAAAAGTAGTACTTATAGTCATAATATTGTTATTATTTTATAATATTGTTTTATCTGTAGGCTTTTGAACTATTAGCAGTAAAATAGAAAAAATACAATCCGAAATCACTATAATTAAAAAGCATCTTAATTATTAATAATATAATATGGTAAGAATCAGAAAAGCACTTCCGGAAAGAATTAAAAAATCTACAGTGAAAAAGGATATGAAAACAAAAATAGCACCCAAAAAACCAGCTAGCAAAACAAAATCATCTGATGTGATGAAAAGAAAATCAAGGACAGGTGGTGTTAAGACATAGTTTTGACTTGTATAGATATTGAATATAATAGTTGTATTAATTTATGACTATTTTTTATGGGTAAAATACCAAGTGAATATAGGGGACTCCCAATTGACAGGAAAGATAAACTTCATTGATATGCTTGAATAAATGCTACATATCATATTAAAACTCAATCAATTACCGTTTATGATAGAATGGAAAAGAAAACACCTAAAGAAATAGAAGTAGTACTATACCATGAATGGTGTCACCATATATATATGAATAAAGTTACAAAAACTTATAAAACATTATGGAGGTTTATAAGTAATTGAAAATTAATACCTATATTAAATGTATTACTGTGAACTAACTATAAAACAAATGCGTATGTTTCAGGTGCTTCAAAAAGGAATATAAATGAGGATTTTGCTTGGACTTTAGCACAATGAGTAGATGAATGAAAACATAACAATTATATTGATATGAAAATAAAGCTAGCTACGAATATTTTAAATTACTTTAGTAATAAATAATTATGACACTAAACGAATTTATAAAAACACGGGAGGGGGGAACTATCGACTATGATTGATATTATTGATATCAATGCACAGACTTAGTAAGACAATACTGCTATGAAATGTTCTGAGAAACTTATGCTCCTATCTGAAATGCGGCTGACCTATTTAGCCAAGACTGGGGAGATGAGTATATTAAATATGAAAACACTCCAGAATTTATTCCCAATAGTTGAGATATTTGTATATTTGACTGACCTACAAATTTCTGACATATAGGAGTTGTAGTATCTTCGGATATTGATAATATGATGATACTTGACCAAAACACAGGAAACTGAATTTGAGATTGAATTTGAGATAATAAAATAAGATTACATTATTATAATTATAGTAATGTAATTGGATTCGTAAGAAATATCACTTATAACGACTGAAATATGAATAGATATACTGAGATACTAGAACAAGATATAAACGACGGTTACAGCCCAGTTTTTAATGATTTAGAAGGTGAAAGCACATTAACAGAAGCAGAAATAAAAACATTAATAGAAATTGGGTTTTCACGACTTGAAAAAAAATGGAAAAAAGATTTGCAGGAATTCATTAAATAAATACACTTATATTACTTATCTACCCAACAGGGTATGATTTCCGTAGAAAAAAAACCACAAATAAATACACTTATATTACTTATCTACCCAACAGGGTATGATTTCCGTAGAAAAAAAACCACTTTTCCTCTTTAGTGGTTTTTTTTCTTCACCATTTACTCACATATATAGCATTGACAATATATTTTTTCTATATAACATATGGATGTTTAAAATTAAATATATAAAATGTCAACAGGAAAAGATTTAAGTATTTTGCAAATAGAAGCGAGAAAATCAAAAATTAACAGATATATGAACTTATATATATACAATTAATTTGACTATATAATAATATATCTATAATAGTGTTGCACTAACTGGAGAATACAATGAATAGAAAAAGACACAGCCGCACACACAAGCGTACATCTTATTCACAAAAGTATTTCTTTACAAAGCAGCGCGAGCTTAAGTTCGTTAAGGGGGTGAAAATCTCTTCTAGCCGTAGAAGCTAGTCGTAATATTTTCATTTAATAATTAGACCTTCGGGTCTTTTTTTATTTTCTTTTTGACATATTGAAATAAATCAATAATATGAAAGCACATTAAAAACTACTACTTGGGGTAATCGTTAACGCACTTACTACATAGTAGTTTTTAGAGCAAGTTTTACCCCAAGTATGACTTGCTTTTTTTGCACTAAAATTATCACTATAAGATTGAATAGATAAATTCTTCCTCTTAAAAGCTACTTAGACTGAAATGCTTGGGATAGAAAAACTTTAGTAAGTAGTTCACGGTCGAACCACAATGAGAGCCGAACTCTATAGCTTTAGGGCATACTTACAAATGGGAACTTGTGCTAGATTTAGTTGTCTAGTCGTCTCTATCCGAGGAGCTATAACAAGGATAGATGTTAGCTGAATTAAATAAGCTAAATATAAAAACCTCATTCCAGAGTCTTTAAATTATTAAAGATTGTGATGTGCTGTCTTTGTATATGTATCTATTGTTTTATAACTGATGAAGTATTATTAATTCTACTATGCTTGAATTAGACACCCGTAATTTATTTTCCTTTTCCTATAAACAATGAAACAAATATTCTCAGGAATGAAGGTTAATAATAAGCTTTCTAAAGACTTAGTATTTAAAGATTGGTTATATTCTAAAAAGAAAGAAAAACATTATTCAAAAATAACTACTATTAATTATATGTTTATAGGATTTAAAAATGGATATGTTATAATATTTGAAAAAGATGGAGAAAAATTATTAATGAATCCAATTAGAGATTACTACCATACTATTAAAAACTGAGTAATTTCTAAAATAAAGAATCCTATCTGAATTCCATTTTAATAGCAGAAAAAGAATACTTATATTAATAACTAAAGAGACTATGAACAAAGAAAAAGCTATAAAGATACTAAAAGACCACCAAGCATGGAGGCGTGGTTGAGACTGACTTATGATAGATCCAAAACTACTGTGATTAGCTATAGATTGGGTAATTAATGAAACAAAATAATAAAAGTGTGGTCTTACTTATATTAATAACTAAAGAGACTATGAAAGAAATAATTTACATAACCTACGACGGTAGAAACTTTAAAATCCCCTACAGTGACTATAATAAATGAGTAATAGAAACCATATTATTTATTTGAGAAAAAGAAGGTTGGGAGGAAACGCAAGATGCAATGTTTGAATCATTTTATAAAGATGTAATTTAATTTACTATATAACTAAGAGAGGATGAACTTACAAGAATTTAAAAGTAAACTAGATATAGCATTAAGTAAAAAAGATATAGACCAAGAAAAATACGACCATTTAGTAGAGTGAATTGCTATTATTAATAATTAAGCTGATTAAATTTAGCTTTTTTTATTATCTTTTGCAAATAAGTAGTAAAGATGATATAATGAGTTCGTATCTAGTTATATTTGATATAGCTTAATATATTCATTTAAGAAAAGTCAGACCTTTTTGAATGAGTATATTAAGTACAGCTAAGTACGAAATAAATTGCACCTCACTCGGTCTGACTTAAGAGTGAAGGTGCTTTTTATTTTGATAAAAACTTATGATATGAAAAGAAGTGCATTAACAGAAAATTTAGTGTTTTATGATTTAAAAAATAATTTTTCAATAAAAAAGTTTTCTTATTTTTATAATGAGATAAAAAATGGCTAAACAAAGAATGATAAATACTAAAATGTGGGACGATTCTTATTTTAGTGAATTAAAACCTACTGAAAAGCTACTCTTTGTTTATTTATTGACTAACTCTCTAACAAATATTAGTTGAATATATGAAATACAATTAAAAAGAATCACTTTTGATACATGATTAAATAATAGTGATTTAAAAAAGATATTAGATAAATTTAAAGATGATTGAAAAATATACTTTTTTAATGACTATATAATGATTAAAAACTTTATTAAAAATCAAAATATCAACCCGAGTGTAATAAAGTGAATAATAAGAGAGTTATCAGAAATAGAAGAAAACATATTACAGGTATTCTTTTGATTAAACAGGGAAAACCTCACCTCTTATGTACAAGGTGGGGACAGCCTGTCTACAAGCTCTATAGAGCTTGGTCTACTTAACTTAACTAAACCTAACTTAACTAAACTTACACGAGATGATTTAAAAAAGGAATTAGAAAAATTTATTTGATTCTGGAATGAAAATTTTACAGAGAAAAGAACTGTAACTCCTGATTTAATTCTTGCATATCAAATATTAAGAAATAAATATACAAAAGAAGAACTATGAAGATGAGCAAATAAATTTTTTAAAGATAAGAAATGAGAGGAAAAACAATATCAACTGACTCCTATTAAATTTTTTAAACAAAGTAACTGATTACCTAACTATTTATAAAACATGAAAGAACTACCAAATAGTATAGAAAGTGAAAAATGAGTTATTGGTTGAATCATGGTAGATTGAAACTTAATTAATTCAACTGTATTAACAGAAAATGATTTTTACGATACAATACACCAAAAGTTATTTAAAATCTTCCTAGCACTTAAAAAACATAGTAAAAACATTGATATAGTAACTACCTCAGACTTTATATCTACTCATTGACTAGAAAAACAAATATCACTTGTATATTTAATGGAATTGACTGACACTTGAACAAGTTATAATTTCTCTCATTATGAACAGACTGTAAAAGAAAAATCAAACAGGAGAACAATTATACAATATGCAAGAGAAGTGGAAAAAATGTGATATCGAGAAAGCTCTGAAATGGATTATGTGCTTGAAAAGGTAGAAAATATATCCGAGTATGTATTTGATATAAAACCTAAAGACTCTATATGAGATACTATATCTTATGTAAACTCATTTGAAGAAATGAAAGATAAGGTTAATTCAAGAAATTGAATGTTGTGAGATAAAAGTGCTTACCCTATAATAGATAAATACACTAAATGAATTATTGAAGGTAAAGTATACACCTTAGTTGCTTATAGTAATGTTTGAAAATCTAAAATGAGCTATACTTATGTATGTGATATACTTAAGAAAGGTAAAAAAGTAATGTATATTTCTTTAGAGGTAGATAAGGCAATGTTATTTAGTAACATATTAGCTAGTTATTATGGTAAACAATACCACGAAATACTAAATGAGGACTTTATTTATGATATGGCAGACTTTGAAAATTTAGAAATCTATGATGACTTATATAAACTCGAAGATATTAAAACAATGATAAAAACAAAAGCCCCAGATATAGTGTTTATTGATTTTATTCAGAATATCCAAGCTAGTTGAAATAGTGAAACTGAAAAAATGACTAAAGTTGCACAAGAGTTACAGCAATTAGCTATTAATACTGGAATTACATTGTTTAACTTATCACAAGCGAATAACGAAAGTAGATTTAAAGAAGGAGAAAACATACAGCCCAAGTGAAGTGGTGCAATATTTGCAAGTTCTGATGTAATTTTTGCAATGAGTAAAACAGATGGCCAATTATTCTTTACAATAGCTAAGAATAAATACTGACCATGACAAAAGAAGTTCCTTTGTAATGCAAACGAAAGTTATACAAGTTTTAAAATAGTAGAAGAAATATTTTTTGAAGAAAAGGGGAAAGAGTTTAAATTATAATTATATGTGGATAAAAGATATAATACAAAAAGAATACTGACATATGGATAACGAGTGAAAAGTTAAAAAGTTTAGAAGGAATAATGAAGAACTATTACCTAAAATTATTACTAAAGAAATACAAGAACATTTTTTAAGAAAAAAATATGGAGTACACAATGACTAGTATAGAAAGGTTTGAAGCTATTAGAAAAATGAGGGATAATAATACAATCAGTGATATAGTCATGCACAAAATGATAAGTAAAGAGTTTTATTCTAATAGACTAGGACTGAATTCATCTATTGAAAATAATTAATAATATAAAAATAATATATGTAAAGTAAAAATATATATTTAAACTTGTAATTAATAATATTATATATATAATACCCTTGTAACTTGATAACAAAAAGCATTACTATCTATAGTATATCAGTCTAATTGATAACAAAGGTTTCTGGTCTCTACTTTAATAATAATTCAAAATATATGGAAATTAAAAACTTAAAATGAGATGTTATCTTAAAGGTAGAGTGAGATTTAAAATGGTCGGATTTAAAGAATGCAGATTTAAGGAATGCAGATTTAAAAGGTGCAGATTTAACATGTGCAGATTTAGAAGACGTAAATTTAAGAGGTGCAGATTTAAGAGGTTCCAATTTAAGAGGTGTAGATTTATCAGGAGCAAATTTAAGATTATCAGATTTTCAAGGTGCAAGCTTAATAAATGCAGATTTAAGAGGTGCAGATTTATCAGATGCTAATTTTACAGATGCTAACTTGAAAGGAGCAAATTTAACAGATGCAAATTTAACAGATGCAAATTTTACAGGCTCTAATTTAAGAGGAGCAAATTTAGTAGGAGCAA